TTAATCATATCCACATCGATGACCACAGAGGACGTTGGCACAATTAACGAGTTTGTGACTATAGTTAAGGTGTTTGAACCGGTTGAATACAGTTTTGTCTACCGGTTCAAATATGCCATGATGGCCTATAGTCATTCGATGACTGTTCGTAATGAAAGGGAAAATAGTGAGTGAAGTAAAACTAATCGCATATACTCAATCCAAAGAGATTGCTGGTATAACATCACAGGACATCATGGCATATTGCGCTCGTGTATCAAATCCTAGTAATCAAGACAATTATCATACAGCAGATAAGTTGCTAAATTATTGCGTAAAACACAAACATTGGTCTGTTTTTGAGATGTGTAATGTTGTCCAGGAGATAAATACAACTCGCGACATCGCTCGCCAAATTCTACGACATCGATCATTTCATTTTCAGGAGTTCTCGCAACGTTATGCAGATCCGGCTGAACTAGGTTTTGAAACCCGTGAAGCTAGATTGCAAGACGCGATGAATCGTCAGAACTCTATTGAAACTGATGATCAATTGATGGAACAAGAATGGAAGCTTCGTCAAGCAAACCTGATGAAACGTGTACAGCAAGAATATACATGGGCAATTGACCAAGGCATTGCCAAAGAACAAGCAAGAGCTGTACTTCCAGAAGGTATGATGATGTCACGAATGTACATGAATGGAACTATCCGTGATTGGATTCATTATTGCCAATTGCGCATGGGTCCAGAAACACAAAAAGAGCATCGAATCGTTGCTCAACAATGTTGGGATAATCTAGTTCAGGTGTATCCCTTCCTCAAAACTTTAGACGTCGGAGAGTAATATATGTTTGATTTTTACCAGCAATTTATCCATAAAAGTCGCTATGCAAGGTTCATTCCTGAATTCGATAGACGTGAGCACTGGGAAGAAACCGCAACGCGTTTTATGGAATTCATGTGCACACATCTACGTAAAAACCATGATGTCGTGCTTGATGATTCCTTGGTGAAAGAATTGCATCGTGCAATTATAAATTTTGAAGTTATGCCATCTATGCGTGCAATGATGACGGCAGGTCCTGCATTGCTACGTGATAACACGGGTGGGTATAACTGCTCATATGTTCCTATTGATGATCCCAAAGCATTTGATGAAGCAATGTGCATTCTTATGCAAGGAACCGGCGTTGGTTTCTCGGTTGAGCGTCAATATGTAAATAAACTGCCAGAAGTACCTGATCAGCTTTTTGAGTCAGACACTGTTATCAAGGTCAAGGACTCAAAAGAAGGTTGGTCAAAAGCTCTCCGTATGCTTCTGGCTCTTTTATATGCAGGTGAAATTCCAACATGGGATCTTTCTGCTGTACGGCCGAAGGGTTCACCCCTAAAAACTTTTGGTGGTCGTGCATCTGGTCCAGAGCCACTTGAAGATCTATTCAAGTTTGCTGTTCATGTATTTCGTGGTGCTGTTGGTCGTAGGCTCACATCTGTTGAGTGCCATGACATCATGTGTAAGATTGGTGAAGTCGTTGTTGTTGGTGGTGTTCGTCGTTCAGCAATGATTTCTCTGTCTAACCTTTCTGATGATCGTATGCGACATGCAAAAGCTGGTGCATGGTGGGAAGCCAATGCACAACGTGCTCTTGCTAACAACTCTGCTGTCTATAACGAGAAGCCAGATATGGCAATCTTTATGGAAGAGTGGGTATCACTCTATAACTCAAAGTCAGGTGAGCGTGGTATCTTCTCACGTGCTGCATCAAAGATGCTTGCCGAAAAGTCTGGTCGTCGTGATCCTAACTATGAATTTGGTACAAACCCATGTTCAGAAATCATTCTGCGTCCAAACCAGTTCTGTAACCTAACAGAAGTTGTTGCACGTGCAGATGACACAGAAGCAACTCTACGTCGTAAGGTTGAGCTTGCTACGATCCTTGGAACGATTCAGGCAACACTGACCAAGTTTCCATATCTGCGTAAGGTATGGTCAAAGAACACAGAAGAGGAGCGTTTGCTTGGTGTTTCTATGACTGGCATCTATGATTGCCCATTGATCAATAAAGTCAATGATGCAACTGCTGATCGTCTTGAAATGCTCAAGAGCGTTTCTGTTGATGTAAACAAAGAATATGCAGAATTGTTTGGCATTCCACAGGCAGCTGCTATTACTTGTGTCAAGCCATCAGGTACAGTTTCACAGTTGACTGATTCTGCTTCTGGTATTCATACACGTCATGACCCATTCTATCTGCGTCGTGTACGTCAGGATATGAAAGATCCATTGACACAGTTCCTCATTGATTCTGGTATTCCTCATGAGCCATGTGTCATGAAGCCAGATGCAACAATGATCTTCACGTTCCCAAAGAAAGCACCAGAGGGTGCAGTAGTTCGTTCAGATGTCACTGCTATTGAGCACCTTGATCTGTGGTTGCAGTTCCAGCGTCATTGGTGTGAGCATAAGCCATCTGTTACTATTTCTGTCAAAGAAGATGAGTGGATGGAAGTTGGTGCCTGGGTGTACAAAAACTTTGATGAAATGTCAGGTGTTAGCTTCTTGCCATTTGATGGCGGTTCATATCGTCAGGCTCCATATGAGACGATTACAGAAGAAGTATATAATGAATGGCTGGTGAAAATGCCAACTGAACTTGACTGGGACAAGTTTATTGAACACCAAGATAATGTTGAAGGTGCTCAGACATTGGCTTGTACTGGCGCACAAGGTTGTGAAATCTAGCAAAAGGAGGATATCATGCACGATGTTATTTCAGAACTGTTTGATATCCTTGAAACATACGTACACAATGAAGATGAGAGAATGGCAGTTTATTCAATGATCCTGCCAACTCTCATTGAGAGAGATCCAAATCTGGTTACACAATTGGCTTTGGAGAATGAAATGTTTCAAGAAGTGTATGAAGAATACACAAATAATGAAGAATGGTGAGTCATTGATATATAAAATGAAACTAGGCAGTTGACAAGGCTGTCTAAATCGATTATAATGAGTTTATTGATGATTGAGGTGAAGCTATATGGCCAAAGACGTTATAGTGCATGGTGCAGGTATTGTTGGTCTTGTTACCGCATACACAGCAATGAAAGCCGGGCACAACGTTATTATTCATGAGCCACACGGTCTGCCAGCAATGGAATCTAGCCATGCAAATGGTGGTCAATGTTCTGTTAGTAATACAGAGGTGTGGAACTCATGGGCAAGTGTCATGAAAGGTATCAAATGGATGACAAAGGGCGATGCACCCCTTCTGATCAATCCTGCCTTTGATTGGCACAAGTACGAGTGGCTTGCACGCTTCATGACAAACATCAAGGACTATGAGCGTAATACACAAGATACTGTTCGCATGGCTATTCGGTCACGCGATCTGCTTGAGCGTATGATTTATGATCATAGTCTCAATGTGTATCAAGAAACGCGTGGTGTCATGCATGTTTATCGTTCAGAACAAGCGCTTGATGCTGCACGAAAGGTAAATGAAGTCTATAAGTCAACAGGTCTACCATCTATTCAGAGGCGCACAGAGTATGATACACAAGCACTAGGGCGCATTGAACCAATAGCAAAAGATGGTCTACTTGATGATGTCGTAGGTGGATTTTACTATGCAGATGATTGGACAGCAGACGTCAATAAGTTCTGTCACGAGCTATTGCGCGTCATGATCAATCAAGGAGTTGAAATACACAAAACCGTAGCAGACAATAAGTCTGCTGTTCACATCTACTGCACTGGTGTTGCTCGATATTCTGGACCTTATTGCCCTGTTCGTGGTACCACTGACTTTGTTCGTGAGTACATGATATATCCTGTAAAGGGATATTCAATCACAGTTGACAACATATGGGACAATCCATTGCGGCCAAGCGACAGGCCTGTTATGACTGCTCCATCTGTTTCTATTCTTGATGACGAGAATAAAATCGTTTCATCATCATATGACGATCGTTTTCGCGTAGCTGGCACTGCTGAGTTTAATGGTTGGAATAAAGATATTCGAATGGATAGAATCGAACCATTGATTCAGTGGGTCAGAACTAACTTTCCAAGAGTGCCATTGTCCAAGATAACACCTTGGGCTGGACTCAGGCCAATGCGACCAAATATGCTTCCTATTGTTGAGAAGCGAAAGGATGGTAATATTGTCAATCTTGGTCATGGACATCTTGGATGGACTCTATCTGCTGTGACTGCTGAACAGGCAGTTGCTCTAATCTAGCAGATATATAAACTTCGTAGTATTAGTAAGCGGGATTGCATGGTGCAGTCTCGCTTTTTTCCATGAAAGGAGACTGCTCTATGTTTTTGAAATCAAGCCTTTTCGTTCTGGCTGCGATGGCCGGGATGTCAGGCTTTGTTGCTGACACAAACTTGAACGTTGAATACGTCAAGGGTGAAGGCGACTGGAATGGCCCTGCAATCACTGTTGTGGTCATTGCAATCATGTCAAGTATTTCGTTGGCTTGTGCCACTGTTGCTTGGAACATGAAAATGCGTATTATCGCTTCTATGTGTCTGATTGGTTTTGCTGCATCTGTTGCCTTTTCTTCACCGGTATCATATGCACGCATTCTATCATCAATCAATGCACAACAAGAAGGTGTTGGTACGCACAACCAAAAGGTCGATCTGCTGAAAAAGGCACATGCCGAGACAAAAGCTCTTCGTGAACAAGAGAGTAAGAAGGGGGGATGTGGTCGTAACTGTAAAGCACTCATGAAACGTGAACAAGAGTTGCTGGATCAGATCATCACTGCTGGTGTTTCAAAGGGCAAATCGCTTGATGACACTGTTGCTATGACAGTTCCATTGGCTGCTGTTATTGCTCTGACTTGCTTGATGAATGGGTTGTTTGTATTTGGGTTCAATGGATTGGTTCAGTTATCAACCACCAAAACACAAACACCACAAAAGAAGACTACACGACGAAGAAAAAGACGTTCGACTAATAAACGAAAGGTAACACAGAATAAGAAATCTGCAAAGACGGTTTCTGTTCCACGCAATGTAACACGACTGACAACCGGCCCAGTCGCTAATGGCGTGATTAGTGTTCCAAGGGCTTCATAATAAAGTCATATATAGCCACAAAGGAGAAATCAATGTGGTTATATGAGGGAAAAGAATTTGTTCTTGATGAGGATAGCAAGCTCGTTGGCTTTGTTTACCTCATCGAGAACCTTGATAATGGCATGATGTATGTTGGTAAAAAGTTATTCACTGCATCAAAGACCTATCAAAAGAATGGCAAGAAGCGCAAGAAGCGTGTTGAAAGCAACTGGAATGACTATACAGGCTCCAATGAAATGCTGAACGAAGCCGTCGGCAGTGGAGCAAACATTCGCAAAACCATTCTACATCTCTGCACATCTCGTGGGTGGATGTCATATCGTGAGACACAAGAAATCTTGAACCGTGAAGCACTGCAATCTGATAAATATTATAACGGATGGATTTCATGTAAGATACACGGAAGGCACTTGTGTGGATAATATCATTTCACCATGCATAAAGAAATGTAAACTGATTGTTGATCGTTGTGTTGGCTGCAATAGAACAAAGCAGCATATCATTGATTGGCGCAATTATACTAATGAAGAAAGGGTTCAGATTATGGCCGAATTGAATACTGGTTGGCAATGTCCTGGTTGTCAGAGAATGTTGGCACCACATGTCAACGAATGCCCAACATGCAATAAAAAACTGAATGAAGATACAAAACCTGCACCTCAGCTATTGACAGAAGGCTAAGCTTCTGATATAGTACTTTGAGATCGAGGTGATGTTATGAAAATTCTAGTTACTGGAAGTCATGGTTCTGGTAAGACAACACTTGCCAAACCATTGGCTGAACTTCTTGATGCTGTATATGTTGATGACACATACATCAATGAAACTACTGCCTATTCACCTATCAATGGTGAAAATATTCCCAATTTACATGATTGTATGAACTTCTTTGCCAATGGTGTTACCGCCGGTGGTAAAATCGTCATTATGGATACATTGATCTATCCATACCTCGCAAGAGAACTTCTATCTCCTGA